TTAGATGATTATTCCTATTGGTGCTATATCCCTTATTTTGATGGCGAAGAATGAACAAAGATAAAGAACAAAGATTAAGCTATGAGTATGAGATGCGCCTGCGCTTCTCAAGCAATAAGCGGCTATATGATGATGAGCTAAATGCCTTATCAGACCGTCTTAGTGATGCAATACAAGTTTATTGCGTTGAAAAAGATATGACGAATGAAACAACAATAGAGTGCGATGCCTGAGATTAAAACATACATTCCTACATGGTTGCTCTGGGAGTACATAGAGCATTTCAATAAAAAACTAGAGCATGACATGGATGAGCCGCTAGTTACTAGCACCGAGCCATATCGCATGTTTTTGCTTGGCAGGCGTTCTATGCTGCAAGATTTTATTGAGTCGATTGCTGAGGAAGAGATTACTTTTGACGAAGTAAAGCGTCGCGAAAATGATTGATGAGTTTGGTGACGACAAATCTGAGCAAGAGCAAGTAATTTGGGCACCACAACCAGGTGGCCAAGAGATGTTAGTGCATTGTCCGGTTACTTTGATTGGGTTCGGCGGCAGTAGAGGCGGTGGAAAGCTACTTAGCCTAGATGAAATGCTACCAACCCCAACGGGTTTTGTTCGCCTTGCCGATTTGAAAACGGGTGACAATCTGTTCGATGAAAACGGGCAGATTTGTACCGTATTAGAGTTGCACCCAATAAATAATAAGCCAGTGAGTTATCGCATATTTTTTGATGACGATAGCTTTATAGATTGTTGCGAAGATCATCTATGGCTTACCTACAATAAAAAAGAGCGGAGAGACCTGATAAAAAGAACGGAAGAGTTCAGAGCGAAACGAAGAGCAAACAGACCATCAAGGGCTAAATCGTCTCCTGATAATCTCGGGGCGCAATTAACCATTATTAGGCACAACAAAACAAAAATTCACGATTATTTGCCACCCCCTAGCGGCACAGTTAGAACGACCAAAGAAATTTTAGGCAGTTTGAGATGTGGCAAAGAAGTTAATCATGCAATTCCCGTTACCAAGTCATTAAACTTGCCAGATAAAAAGTTGCCCATTAGACCGTATGTTTTGGGGGCATGGTTAGGCGATGGGCACAAACATAGTGGCGCTTTTACTGGAATTGACCCAGAAATTTGGCAAGAGATTCAAAATGAAGGTTATCATGTAACTCATGGCGTTAAAGACAAGCAGCATCACAATATCACAGGGCTAGCAGCCATTTTAAAAGCGAACAATTTATACTGCAATAAACATATTCCGATAGAGTATCTTAGAAGTTCTGAAGGCCAACGCCTAGCATTACTGCAAGGTTTGATGGATACGGATGGAACGGTTTCAGATTCAGGAAGCGCTGAGTTTTGTAATACTAATAAACAAATAATTGATGGAGTATATGATTTAATTTGTTCTTTAGGGTGGAAAGCAAAAATAAAAGAGGGACGTTCAAAATTAAATGGAGTCGACAAGGGGCCTAAATGGACTATAAAATGGACGCCCAGCAAAATTGTCTTTAGATTGCCAAGAAAAGCAGCAAAACAAAGGTTAGCGAAAGGGTGGACGACGAAATGGCGCTACATTGTAGCAATCCAACCGATTCCGAGCGTTCCTATGCGTTGCATAAAGGTAAATTCGCCAAAGAATCTTTTTCTTGTATCTAAATCATATATCCCGACACACAATACGGATGGCGTGTTGGGTAAATTTGCTATCGACCAAGAAAGATTAGGTGAAGATTTTAACGCCATATTTTTTCGAAAAGAATTACCACAAGCAGATGACCTTATTGAGCGTGCAAAGCAGATTTACATGCCTTTAGGTGCTCATTGGCAAGATCAAAAGAAACAATTTACTTTTAGAACAGGTGGCAGGTTACGTTTTAGGCCATTAGCAAACGATGATGATGCGCAAAAATTTCAAGGTCAGAATCTCCACGCCGCGGCCATTGAAGAGGCGGGCAACTATAGTGACCCCAGCCCTATTTGGAAGCTGTTTGGTGCATTACGAGGAAAGGGAGGAGGACAAATTATTCTCACGTTTAACCCAGGCGGCTCAGGGCATCATTGGCTAAAAGAGATGTTTATTAAGCCATGGCCACAAGGTAAGAAAATTCTATATAAAGAGCTGCCGAACGGTAAAAAGTTCGATTACATCTATCTCCCGAGCCGTGTTTACGACAATCAGATATTATTAAGCAAAGACCCTACCTACATAGATCGCCTGCACATGGTAGGTAGCCCTGAATTGGTGCGTGCATGGTTAGAGGGCGATTTTGAAATACATGAGGGTTCATATTTCCCTGAATTTAGCTCTAAACACATCATCACGCCATTTAATATTCCTAAGCATTGGCCACGTTATTTAGGCTATGACTGGGGGTATAGAAGCCCTTTTGCAGCCGTTTGGGGCGCTGTGTCTAGTGGTAAGGACGATAAAGGTAAAGAAGTGCCCTATCCAAAAGGCGCAATCATTATTTACCGTGAAGCTTGGGGTAAAGGTGTTGATAACGTAGCTCAGGCGGACAAAATAGCTAGTTTAAGCGTAGGAGAGAACCCAATAGCCGTTGCAGACCCAAGCATTTTCTCGCATGAGGGTGGCCCAAGCATTAATGACCAGTTCAGCAACGTATTTGCGAAATATAAGCACCCGAATTTCAGGTCTGCCGACAATGACCGTATTTCTGGCTGGTCTCAGATAAGACAAAGGTTGATTGCTAAGCCCCCTTTGCTGTATATTTTTGCTAGCTGCCCGTATCTCATTGAGACGTTACCAGCTTTGACAATCGACAAAAGAAAAGCAGAGGACGCAGACAGTTCCGGCAACGATCACGCCTGTTTCGTCGGTAATACCAAAATTCTTACAGATACCGGAGCTGTCACCATAGAAGCGTTAGCGGAATTAAGTTCATTCAATGTCCTAACTCACACTGGCCAATTTACTAGGGCCGTAGCTGGGCTTACGCAAAAAGCAGCAAAAGTAATAAAGCTGAAATTTGATGATGGCTCTGAGGTTGTTTGTACGCCAGACCATAAATTTAGATTAAAGGACGGCTCATTTCAACAAGCGGCTTCCCTAACATCATGTGATGCGATAGACTGCGTTACATATGGAAACAATCATAATTTCAACAACGTGTCAGGAATTCAATGGGGAAAGATATTACCTTTGCGGCCAGTATTTTTCCATGCAAAAAAAATCGCTTACCGGCTCAAAAAGATTGCATCGAAAAGTATGGGAATATTTCAAGGGGCCTATTCCGAAGGGGTTTCACATACATCATATAGATGGGAATCGGCACAACAATCAAATAGCGAATTTGCAACTACTTCCGGCAGCGCAGCATCTTTCTGGGCACATGACGGAAGAACGGAAAAAGGAAGCCACAAAATTTATAAAACTTGCACAGCCAGGAGCGATAGCGTGGCACAAATCCGAGCAAGGGAAGATATGGCATTCTCATCACGCCAAGAAGGTTGCAGCCTCAATGCCACTGATAACAAAAATCTGTACAGTTTGCGGCAAAGAATATCAGACCAAAAAACACATGGACTGGAAATCAAAATTTTGTCACCAAAACTGCAAAATGACAGCAAGACGAAAAAAATTAGCGGCATTGAAAAGCTAGAAAGCCCTCAGGATGTTTTCTGTCTTTTTGTGCCAGAGACAAACACCTTTGTTTTAGACAATGGCGCAGTGGTTCATAATTGTGATGCCCTTAGATATTTATGTAAGGAGCGCCTGATAGAATCACCATGGGAGCCGCCTAAGCAAGTCTATAATAAAGGCCGTGTTCAACTACAAGCGTATGTTGAAATGGTTAGAAGACAAACGCGAAGGGCGAGAATATGAACGTAAAGCCACTAAAAGCCAAGTATAGTGATTCTTGGTGGAAAAACGAGCTAACAAAATCTGAAGAAAGAAGAAAAAAGTTCATAGAGGCCGCTGAGGAATCTATACGAGTATACAATGCTCAAAAGCATGTAGGCCTATTTAATGATGTTGAAAGAAGACTTAATGTCTGGTGGTATTGCGTTAATACTCTTTTGCCTGCGTTTTATTCTTCCACACCAAAAGCAGAAGTAAACCTAAGAAAGCGTACTGGTGGCCTCAAATATGAATTAGGTAGCGTCATTTTAGAGCGTAACGTGCAATACGCTCTCGACCAATATTTTAATTTTGATTTAGTAGGCTTTAACGCTGCTTTACAGTTCCTTTTGACTGGCCAAGCTGTGCTATGGGCTAGATATGACGCTAAATTTAAGACGGTCAATCAGGAATTTGCCCTTATTCGTGACCCATCCGGAATTATAATTGATGGCCAAGGCAATCCGTACACCGGTTCTATTGAAGGCGCTACAGAGCAGGGCGGTTTGTTGATGATGTCTCAAGAAATTGAGCAGAAAGAAGACGAAAAAGCTATTTTAGAGCTGGTACAATACAGCGATTATTTTTGTAACGACGCTAGAAATGAGTCCGAAATAGAATGGCAGGCCAGGCGTGCATTTCTTGACCGAGATGATGTAGAGGCTAAATTCGGCAAAGATGTAGCTGATAAATTAAATTATACAGCAGTGCCAGAGGCTCAAAAGCAACAAGCCTATCGGCGAGATGAAAAGTTTGAGGGTAAGGCTGAGCTGTATGAGGTCTGGTGCGAAAAGACCAACAAAGTTTATTGGATGGCAAAAGGCCAAGAGAAATTTATTATTGAATCCTCTGAGCCGCCTATTAAATTTGATAAATTCTACCCATGTTCGGTTATTAGGCAATCAATAGACCCGGATTCAGTAGTGCCCATTTCCGACTATGCACACTGTAAAGACTTAATCTTAGAGGTTGAGCGTCTCACTACTCGTATTCATGCCGTAACTCAAGCTATAAGAACGAATGGCTTATATGATCCAGCTTTAGGTGCGTTGGTGCAAGAGCTGTTATCTGGCGACCTAAAACTATCGCCAGCTCAGAATTGGCCAAGCTATAAGCAGCGTGGTGGCCTTGCTAATAGCATTGAATTTATGGACATTGAGCCGTATGTAAATGCGCTTGGTGTGCTACAAAATGCTCGTAATGCTGCCCAAGAGAAATTATACGAAATACTCAAAGTGTCTGACCTACTACGAGGCACTAGCGAGCAATACAAGTCTGCTACCGCAAACAGACTAGAAAATCAGTGGTCAAGCCTTGGCCTAATCGTTCGTCAGAACATGTTTACCAAGTTTGTTAGTGATGCGATAGCCAATGTGGGAAGCATCATTGCCGAGCAATTTGATGCTGAGCGCATCATGGATATTGGTGATGCGGATCGTTTACTGCTAGAGGTTATACCCCCTATTCAGCCACCAGCGCCAGCGTTGCCCGAGCCAGGCATGGAAGGTCAAGAGCAAGTGCCGCCTCCGCCTCCACCCGAGCCGATGATAGATCCAATGCAGGTGGAGCAAGCTAAGCAAGATATTGTTGCTGTTTTCCGCAACGATAAAGATAGATGCTATCGCATTCAGGTTGCTAGCGATAGCATGGTAGCCATTGACCAAGCACAGCAGCAGCAGGAGGCAACACAGCTAATGGAAACCGCTGGCGGGTTCTTTGGGCAGATGAAATCTATCATAGAGCAATATCCGCCTCTTGCTATGTTTAGTATAAGTCTATTCCAGAACATGATAAAGCGGTTTAAGGGTGGTAAAGAGCTTGATGGAATATTTACGACGGCTTTACAGCAAATTGCAGAGATATCTAAGGCGAAAGAGGAGGCAGCTAAACAACCTCCTCCACCAGATCCTATAGTTCAGGAAATGCAGTATAGGATGCAGATAGCACAAGTTGAGGCTCAGGCTAAACTGCAAGCTGTACAGATGGAAGTACAGGATAAGGGCGTTAAAAACCAGTTAAGCTATCAAGCGCAACAATTAGACATGCAGCGCCAGCAGTTAGAGGCTCAGTTAGCTATACAAAAGCAGCAATTTGAGGAGTACGCAAAACAGCAAGAGTTGGCATTGGCACAACAAGAATTGCAACTAAAAGCCAGCTCAAACGAGAATGAGTTGTTGAAAATACAGGCTGCTAGTCAATCGGAAGCCGCTAAGGTCGGAATACAGCAAGAGAAGGTTAGACTTGATGGTATTTTGCAGATGCAGGGTCAAGAACTTGAAAGAGTTCGCATACGCCTAAGCGAGACTGAAAAGCTAATGGAGGAGCGTCGATTGCAAAGTGAACAGGCTATTGAGCGAGTTCGGCTAAGCATGGAAAACGTCAAATTAGCAGCACAACAAGCGCCTGTTGCTGAGCCTAAGAAATCAAGACGCGGCAAATTAAACCTCGATGACCTTGGAAACTTTAGCATTGATTTAGAGGATTAAAATGGTAGACAACGTTATTGTTTCCAACGCTCCAACAAGTATAAATGCTGATATACCTGTCCGCACAAGTATTACAGCCGCCGACCAGCAGATACAGCACGTTAGGCTTGATATTGGCGTAGGTACAGCGGAAAGCCAGGTAAGCACCAGCAACCCATTGCCCGTTCAAGTTACATTGCTACCCGAAGAGAATGAGGTGCAATTAGTAGGCGTAGTCAATGAAGGCAACAGTACAACTACACCATTAGGAAGTGGTGGCGTGTTTACTGGTACTGCGATGGAGCTGTTAAAGTATGCCGTTATCAATGTAAATGTAAATGCGAACGTAGATTCTGCTACTAATGGGTTATCCGTTCAATTTTCACCTGATGGGACGAATTGGGACCATAGCCACAGCACTACATATACAGCAGGGGGAAAGGGCTACATTTTTAATGTTGAATACAAGTTTGCAAGAGTAGTATTTACTAATGGCGCTAGTGCTCAAAGTACGTTTCGTTTACAAACCATTTTGAAGCCGCAAGTTATCCCACCAAGCCTTTACACGTTAGATCAAACCGTAAGCGGTAACATGTTTGCCCAGCTAGGGCGTTCCCAGCTTGTGGCAAAGACACCAGGTGGCACATATACGTCAATTAACTGTACAGCGGGTGGGAATCTAAAAGTAGCAGTAGAAGAAATCAATGATGCCATTGCAGCAGCTACTTTAAGCAATGTAGCTGCATCCGCTACAAGCGTGCAGTTATTAGCAGCAAACGCTAATCGTAAACAAGCAGTCTTTTATAACGATAGCGATAAAAACGCCTATGTTAAATTAGGGACTACCGCTTCCTCTACAAGTTTTTCATACTTACTTGTACCTGGTGCAACGCTAGAATTGCCAAAACCTATATATACGGGACGAATCGATTGTATTTGGGCAGCAGGGCCAACGGGTTCAATGCGTATCACGGAAATCTAACATGCCAGTATATTTACCACCAAAAACAATAGTAGCTGGTACAAATATTACCATAACGACCAATGCTACGGCTGATAGTGTGACAATCGCTGCTACTGGCGGGGCCGTTTCTCCAAGCATTAGTGATGGAAGATTAACGGTAAATAGTTCAGTTTCCCTACCTCAAGGTGGTAGTTCTGTAACTCATGCTAACTTAGCTCCTGATGTTGATACCGATAACAGTACGGCAACACTTTATTATACTCCATACGTCGGCAATCGAATTGCCATGTACGATGGTACTAATTGGAGTTTGCAAGTCATTCCTAGTATCACATCCATGTCCCTTACTGGAGCAGGCCCTAACGAAACATTCGATGTATTTGGTTGGATGAATGGGAGTACATTTAACATTGAGCGGCTTAGTTGGGGTACTAATACCGCTTACAATATAAGCGCAGTAACCGTAGGCGCAAATACTGTAATAACATTTACTGAACCTGGAGGAACTCAGCCGTTTGCGGTTGGGGATGTTGTCGAACTTCAGAACACCAACGGAACAGCGGGCGCAGTATTGCATGGAGCTTGGGGCGTTACTGCCGTAGGTGGCTCTGGCACCAGCAGAACAGTTACACTTGGTTACGTCATTACTACAGGTTTAACGTATACTGGAGGCGGCACAATTCGTAAAACAAAGAATACAAGAGCCACCGCTTTAGCAGTACAAGATGGTGTCTATGTAAAAAATGGCGATGCAACTAGAAAGTATTTGGGTACATTTAGAACAACTGGGGCAAACCCAGCAGTAACGATTGATAATCGCCAGCAAAGATTTGTATGGAATTATTACAACCGTAGGCCAAGGAGTTTGTTTAGAACAGAAACAACTTCAACTTGGTTTTTTGCTGGTGATTTTAGAGCTGCAAATGCGAACGCCGCAAATCGCGTTGAGTTTGTAACGGGAATGAATGAAGATCCGATAAAAATAGATATGACTGGGTGTTTCCGTGGCCCTGTTCCTACTTCAAGCGGCGTAATTTTTCAATCGACGCAAAATATCGGGATAGGTGTAAATCGAAGCGACTTTAACAGCCTGCCGCTATCAGGATTGAACTTTCTAATGCAGATGAATCGTGTTTTAGGAGATTCATGGGTAGCGCCTAACTTTGCCACCATGAATACAGGTTTTGAAGGTTATAATTTTTTAACATGGGTTGAATACGCTTGGACAAACCAAACAGGATTAACCGTAGAAATATTTGGTTTCAGTACAGGTGTTCGTGCGAGTGGTATTATAGGAACGATGCATGGATAAAAAAATACATTATGGCCAACTTTGCTATGAACTCTATTTAGCTGGGATTCCTGTAAAAGGAGCAAACAGCGATGGGGTTATTTGGGATATGGAGCATAATGATATCTCTCAACGTCCTGATGTATTGGCCGTGATTGAGGCGCACGTTCCCAATCCCGAACCAGAAAATGAGTGTCCTCTATTTAAATAATGACCCTAATCCTACTTTTAAATCCTAAGAATTGGCCGCTTGGTGGTGATGACAACGCCGATGTTTTTAGGCGTAGGGTTAAGGCTTATAAAAAGAAGGAACAGCAAGAGGATGAAGCTATTGCAGCGCAGCTTTTACAAGCTCGCTTGCAAGAATCCTTATTGCCACAAGAAACGGAACCAGCGAAACTAGCAACTGAATTAGTCAGTTCAATTCAAGAAAACCCTGCAACAAAGTTATCACCGGAAAGGCTAAAACGAGTAAAAATGATACTTATTTTGATGATAGCCGACATAATATGACGAGATATGTATACTGCCCTGTTCAAGATGCAGTAGTTCCGATTGAGCAGCGAAAAGACGAGCCAAGCCATAGCACCTACATCTGGACGGATGAAATGCCGCCTACCCGTAATCCTATAAACCCAAAACAGGTGTTTACGAGCAAAAAGATGTTAAGGGCAGAATATAAAGCACATGGAGCAGTAGAAATTGGCGATGCTTATGAGCGTGGGTATGTTCCAAGCCGTGAGCAGGAAAATCGTGTAGACAAGCTAGCAAAAGACATAAAATACAAAATAGCAGAAAGGCTAAATTATGGCAGACGATAAAGTTTTAAGCATTCGCGAGAAGATGGAAGAAATCTATGATGGTTCTGAGCCAGAAACAACGGAGGTGCAAGCCGCAACTGAAGAGGTGGACGACAATGTTGAGGCGGAAGAAACCGCTGAATCAGAGCCAGAGGTGCCAGAACCTACGCCGATGGTTCCGCCTGCCGACATGAATAAAATAGAGCGGGAGGCATTTTTAAACCCCACCGCTGAGAATAGGCACATCCTACAAGCTTATTTAAACCGCAGGGCTTATGAGACTCGTTCAGACTATACACGAAAATACACCGAGGCTGAGGAGTTAAGAAAGAAGGCCGCCAGCATTTACGACGTAATGCAGGAGCATCAAGATTACTACCAGAAGCGGGGAATTCCATTGAGCGACGTTGCCAGGCGTTCAATCCTTTGGGATAAGGCTATGGCTCAAGACCCCATAAATACGGCTATTGAATGGTTGGATGCCTATGGGCTATCATTAGATGACCTGTCTAGGGCTGCTTCC